CGGAAATGGGTCGGACAACTCGATACATCAGAGGGCGTCCTTTCACTACAATGGAGTGCGTGTACTCGGAGATGATTTCCACAAGTTGGGTCGTTACAAGGACAACGAGCACGTTGCAACATATGGAGACGATGGACACGGTGGTTCACGACCTGAGGTTAGAGACATAACGAACTTCAGTGCTCGGAAACGGTATTTCGACTTCATAAACATGGGCTTCACCAACGCGCGAAAAGATAACGAAGCGCAGGATGACATTGCCGCTGATGAAGTTGACTTCCTCAAACGGAAGAGCGTATACCACCCGGCACTTGGTCTTCGTGTGGGAGCATTGGCCACAGATTCAATTGAGAGGATGGGACACATGAGTCACGGAAAAGGAGTTCCAGAAGATTTAGCAATAGCCTCGATCCAAACGATGCTTCATGAGTCTTTTTTGCATGGAGCAGAGTATTACGAGCAGATGCGCACTTGGTTGACTAGTGCCGCCCAGGAGCTTGAAATATGGACGAAAGAGCTGGAATGTGACTTTGATGGAAAGATATTACAATGGAAAGAAAAATACATGCAGGCTGAGATTTAAGCGCCTGCCCCGACCTGTCGGAAGTCATTAAAAGCCGAAACCCAGTTTGTTCTGGGGCCGTTTAGGAAAGCAAAAACACATCAAGTAACTGATTACCGATCCAAGCAGTGAGCAAGCCGACGATAGGCTTTGCTTGATGACGGCTCTTCCACAAAGTTTGGACAACCGAGTGGAAACAAACCAAAGTCCTCTATTAATAATAACACATCACATAAGATCTTCGGCACAGGCATGGCTGGAGACGCTAATACTAGCACACAAACAATGTCATTTACTGATCACGCCCCCGGGCAGATCGACTCTCGTGGTTCACCAATGGACCACACACGGGACTACGGTATGATTCATGATGCAGACTTAAACAATTTCTTCTCCCGTCCTGTGAAAATCTTCGAAACCGCATGGGAGACCAACTCTCCGCTATTCGCCAGAATTGATCCGTGGAGCGCCTTCTGGGAAAACCCCCGGGTTTTGGAGAAAATCACACACTATGCACTACTTAGATGCACGATGAACGTGAAACTCTTGATTAATGGGAACGCATTCTACTATGGAAGAGGCATGATGTCATATGAGCCATTGGCTGAAGATGACGGAATTTCTTACAATAAGCTGGTGCGTAACAATGCGTACGACGAAATTGATTTGATTAGATCGTCTCAACGCATGAAAGTGTTCTTTAATCCCACAGAATCAGAGGGTGGTTCGTTGAAGTTGCCATTCTTTTGGTATAGAAATGCCTTGACAATTCCAGGTAGTGAATGGAACCAGATGGGTCAATTGGTGCTCCAGAGCATAAATGATTTAAGACACGCAAACGGAAGCACTAATCCGGTGAGCATTTCAATATTTGCTTGGGCCGAGAACGTGTCTGTTTCCATTCCAACAGCCGCCAGACCTGGTGATGAGATGGGATTTGCGGATGAGCACAACAGGAACATCATTTCCAAACCTGCTAGCAATGTCGCACGAGTGGCATCATCCTTGTCTTCACTACCCTGGATTGGACGTTTTGCAAAGGCGACAGAAATTGGTGCCACAGGCGTTGCGGAAGTTGCAAAGATCTTTGGATATTCTTCACCACCTGAATTGAACTACAGTGTGGTGGTTCCCAATGCAGCACCAAGCATGGCCGTTGTTGACACGAAGCGACCTTGCCACAAACTCACAATCGATAGCAAACAAGAGCTGACAATTGATCCCGTGACAACTGGGATATCGGCCATGGATGAATTGGCGATCAACTCAATTGCGTGTCGAGAGAGCTACATTACGAAGTTTCGATGGAACATGAGCGATGAGGTTGGAGACCACTTGTTCAGCATGATTGTTGACCCTGCCCAAACTCGTATCCAAGGTTCCGAGATTCACCTGACAGCATGTGCTCTCGCTGTGTTTCCTTTTAAATACTGGCGAGGCACGATGCGGGTGCGATTTCAAATCGTGTCATCCAATTACCACAAAGGTCGCTTGCAAATTGCGTACGACCCCTTGATTGCGGGTTCATCGCGCGAATTCAACACCCACTACACCACAATTCACGATATTTCGACTGATAAAGATTTTTCAATCGACATTGGGTGGGGCAAGTCCACTGCATTTAGAGAACACATGAGCATAGATAACACCATCGGCATTGGCGCCAGTCTCCCCCCGAGCACTATAGTTAAGGGAAACGGGTACCTTTCTGTGAATGTTCTTAACGAATTGACTGTTCCTGGTGCCGTTGTGTCAGATATTGAAATCAATGTCTTTGTCTCGATGCTCGATGACTTTGAGGTCGCCCAACCTAGCTCTAGAATTGCTGGTTACACGGTGCGCAACCCTGCGAACCCAGTGACTGACGAGAGTGGAGAAGGCAGTAGTGGCGCACTTGAAGGCCCCCCAGAGGGTGGTACCCCAGTGAGTGATCCTCCTATTGTGGACAGCATGGGAGACACTTACAACACGAATGCTGAGACGACAAAGGTCTTCTTCGGCGAAGTGATTGGATCATTTCGTCAGATGATTAAAAGACCGTGTCTCTCCGAGGTGCATTTGATCGAGGAGTACACCGCTGGAATGATTCACACGATATCTCGTCGTGCTTTTCCTCAATACTGGGGTCGACTGAAAGATACTGTAACTTTGAACCCTGGATCTTTCGTCACCTCATTTGTTGGTGGACAGAAGTGGATTGTTAGCTCTACGAACTATATCACATTCCTCGCTCCAGCCTATGCTGGGTGGCGCGGGTCGATTCGATGGACGCATGACATATCGGGAGTGGTGATCATGGGAAGAGGAGATAGATACCTCGGATCAACACTCACTGTGTCTCGCAATGAGCTGAACACCGGAAGCACAACGAGAGTGGCGCTAAATCCAGACTACAACAACATACCCACACGGATCATGAATGCCGAGAATCGGCTCTTACTGAATGGGGCGCACCTTGGGGTTGGAACTGTGAACCCACTAGTTTCTGTCGAGATACCTTTTTACTCCAATGAAAGATTTAGGAGTCCAATGAAGGTGGAGAAACTTATAGGTGCGAACTATGAGCCATCCTATGACATGTCACTCACGACTGCATCGACTGTCAATGCGACGGATCGCTCATACATCAAGAGCTATTGCTCGGCTGGAGAAGATTTTAATTTTTTCTACTTCAATGGCTTGCCGCCACTCTTTTTCGAGGCGCAAGTTCCCGTTGACTTTTAGGACCTGAAACGTATGTCTCAATAAAAGACGTTTTTAACCGGACCTGTGGAGGATGTCTCAATAAAAGACTCCATATTATGACCTGAGGCGGAAGTCGCGAAAAGACGCCCACACTGTGTTCTGGCAAGCACAGTGGATGATAAAATATAGATCGGACATCTATGCCAAAAATGTGACCGAGAACGATCAGGCGGGAGCCGCTGATCACGGGCCTTAACAGGCTCGTCTGACATGATACCATGAAGTATAGTACGTTTTACTTCTTCGACGCATGTCGGGGAAGATGTTGGTGCTCTTACTTAATGAAGGTTATGCCAGGAAATACGTACCGTTCAGGATGTCCCCAGTCTAGAAAATGACTTGGAGGGGCGTCTTGTCCACTGGCTTCTTATCCAAA